GCTAAAGCTGTTACTGTTGGTTGATAATGTGGCTTATCTAAATTACAAATTACTGGTAGATGAATTCCATGATGCGATAAATCTCCCTCAATAATTTTCCGTGATTTAGCTGGTACAAACTCACTTTGTGCAATAATCATAGTTTCAACTGGTGGTTCATCATCAAAAGGTTCATCCAAATCTGATAGGAAAATAGGAATAGCGTAAGATCTTTTTGAAGATCCAGCTCCATGAATTCCTCCAATTTTCTTGGGACTTGCGGATTGCTTCAAAAATAAACTGTCCCACAATCTCCTTGTATTCCAGCACATCCCATACATTCAACTACACAAATATTATCAATATCTACTCCATCAAAATCATAATCAACATCAGATATAAGTTTGGCTGAAGTAGAAGGCATATAAAGAAGAGCTTCTCCATCATCTGAGTAAGTAATTCGAGTCATTCCTGTATAATCATCCAATGGTTTTTCTGGTAAATGGGAACGTAATGATGAAAAAGCCGGGATTCTCTTAGGTGGAAACAAGAGTTTGCATTTGTCATTCATAGGCCATCTCTTTACTTTCAATTCTGATCTCTGAAAAGTAATTGTCTCCATAACCGCCATAGATGTTGAAATATGCATCTCTATTCTATCAAAATTAGGTGGGATAGAATGATTTGGAGTAAATCCTATTGTTCCTTCCATAAAGGTAACAAAACTATGCATAATATTTCCCGCAAAATGAACTCTTATTAAACGAGTATTCCTAATGCATTTTCTTGCCAATTGTGTGAATGTTTCATCCACCGATTGTGCTTGAACTCCTGATGTTGTATTCGGCAATTTTTTCTTTGCCCAAATTTTTTCAAATCTCTTCAATTGAGGATGAGATGAATTTGCTACAAAAATTTCTGGAGCTTCATGGCCCATACCTGATAAAAATCCTATTGCAATTGCTGCAACAAAACTAACTCCAACTAGTAACATTGAAGTATAAAGTGGATTCTTAAAAAATGTAGTTATAGGATCATGCCATGCAGACAAAGAATTAATACGGGTCATGTAATCCGCTTCTTCTTCTTCTGTCAAAGAAGCAATTGTTAAAGTAGTCAAAATTTCTACTACTTCAGGATCATCTGTGAAATCCTTCTTCTGACAAATTGGTAATTTAAATTCTTTCCCATCCTTCTGAATATACTGATGTAATGAAACTGGAAGTGTAATATACTTCTTCTGTTCATACGAGGATATGACTACATCAAATGTTATAACACCATTAACTAAATTTCTACGCAAAGGTAATGTGTAGGCATTAGGTGGTAAATCAGTACTACAAGGATATAAAGACATCGTTTTCTGATGCATGTAATTTGAAAATAATAATTTTATAGAATGTGGAAGTCCTACATAAAGATTTGGTCCATTAACTGGTAACCCCCTTGAATAACATGCTACTGCATAATATATCGAATCAAGAGAATTACCTTCTCGTAATAAGTCCAACATAGCTCGTTCATATGCTGACCAACCTCTAGTATACTTGAGGAAGGCTTTGTCTTCAATAAATCTCGGATCTAAGTTGTAATGGGTTTTAATAAATGAAATGAGAACATTCATTGCATTATCCCAAATTGCTTTAACTCTTGTTGTGACTGAAACTTTATAATGAG